TTTAGCTATTCCTCTTCCTGGAGTCCCTAGATTAACCGGGGTGTTACCTGTTTTAGCAGCTACTTTGCTTATCCAGATGTTTTTTTCATGATGACCTGTACCGTATGTGTGGCTACAACCTAAGAATAAATCAACTTTTAACTTTTTATCTTGGGTAAAGAGTACAGGGGTGCGGAATATAGCACCGTCATGTTCAGTTCCTTGATTTATAGTGTACTCAATTGGGTTATCTTTGTAAATTTGAAAGAATTCTGGGAATTTCTTATAGTGAACATTAAATAATTCCTCATCATCGTAACTATCGTAGTTACTTGTCTTTGTTCTCCTTTGCTTTATTACTTTTTTCATCTTCTACGGCGCTCTGTATTGGTATTAAACATATCTAGACCTTCAATTCCATTGGGTTCATGCCTTAAACACTTCTCTATGTAACCGTCTTTGTGTTTTTCTATATTATTTAAAAATAGTTTACCTATAATTCTTTGGGTTTGTACTGTGAAGTGCGCAACATCTCTTGCTAAAGTAACATGCTTCATAAGCTTTGGAGCGGGCATGCTCTCTGCTGCACGTATATTTATATGTCCTGGTAGTTTAGAGGGTTTAAAAGTTATTCCTAATAGATCTGAGTTCCATTTGTTATACGGTACTGAATTAAGATGGTAATATCTAATATTCTCTTTCTTACACACTCCAGCAATTGCATTAACATGTAAGTTGTGATGGTATCTCATGTACTCTATTGAGGTCATTGTAAGATTCCTATATTTTTCATTCCATGGAACACGGTGTATGTCCTCACCGGGATCAAATACAGGGTTCCACATACAGTCTGACCATTCTGGTTGGGCAGTTATGTAGTCATATCGAGAATAAATATTCTGATAATGAAATACATTTTGAATATCCCATAGATGTAAGTGTTCCAGTAGGTTAAAATACGATTTAGCCACTCCTCTTCCTGGAGATCCTAAGTTTACTTGAGCATTACCTGTTAAGTTACTTACGCCCTGTATCCATATATTCTCTGCATAGTGACCTGTTCCAGCGGTATGACTACATCCTAAGAATATATCAACCTTTAGTTTCTTATTTTCTACAAGCGGAACAGAGTGACGGAAATGGCGACGGTTTAATAAGTATTCAATTGGTCTATCTTTATATAGTTGTAATTGCTCAGGAAAGTTCCTGTAGTTATACTCAAATAATTCCTCATCATCAGAAGGCCACCAATCAAATTTCTCTATATTCTCACTCATATCTCAATATATGAACTATTTATTAAAGATGCAAGAGATAAACAAAAATAATTTATTTTCAATCTTCGAACAAGGTGATGAAGAGGTACTAGTGAGAGCAGGTCATAAAGATCAGTTAGAGAATCCTTTTGTATTACTTGGAATGGTTGTTTCTGGTTTATCTAATTATGGTTTAATGGATATTATGTATATGAGACAGCATCCTGAGGAGTATCAGAATGTTAGAGCTACTGTAAAATATAAGTACTTTAATAAACTATACCGTTACTTATGTAAGATTGATACAGATAAATTTGATCCTAAGTACACGGTGGGTGAGGATTACAACCTAAGTGAGGGTTTTTTAGCTTTAGATGGGTTAAGGATTTACTATGAATCTATTGAGCAGTATGAAAAGTGTGCTGTTGTCAAGAGCTATCTAGATCATATTGCTGACCAAACCTTACTTCCTTCAGAAATATCTAGATTAATACGTTAAATAACTGTTAAAATAGTTGCTTGTCCGAGTTTTTCTTCTTATATTAAGGTATAATATTAAAAATAAAGGTTATGATGATTAAAGACTTAAGAGAAGGTAGTAAATTCCAAATGGAAGGTTTAAATACTAACGGTGACATTGTTCAATGTGATGCTACGTTTATTAGATATCATGGAATGAATAAGTACGTTATTGAATCCGATGGTATAACTATACTATACGATGGTGAGCAAAAAATTACTAAAGCATATTAATTTAAAGTAAAATAACTTAGTTACTCTCCGGTTATATGAGATATTCTTCGTATATTAAGGTATAATAAATTAATAAAAATAAAGGTTATGAAAAATTTATCAATATTACTCTTAGTATTAGCTATAACGGGATGTACTGCGGAAGATTTATATCCGGATACATGCCCTGGAGGATGCGATGCACAAATGATTTTTAGTCAAACTAAAGATTCAAATGGATACTACCATGTACCGTTAGATTGGACTGGAGAATATTTACCCTACTTCTTTGTAGATGTAGTTGCATCTGAGGTTGATGAACTATATAAGTATAATGAAGAATCAGTTGTAGAGGCTAGATTCGATAGTGATACTAGTTGGAAGATAGGTGATAGCCTAGTAATTAAACAAGCCTACTATACTCCTTTTGGTAATTACACATCTACAGGCTTACCTTTACCAGCAGTGTGGACAGACATTACTTTAACTCAGTATGAAGGTGAGGTTATTAATATAGCTCAACCAACAGGTTTATATTTTAATGATAGTTCCGGAGAGTTAAGATCAAGACGGTACTTAGGCCCGTTTATTCCAGAGATGATAGGTGATACTATTAATGTTTATATGAGAGTTTATTGGGATGCAGGAGACCACTCTACACTAAAAGATACTTATATTGAAAAATTTATTGTAGAATAGTTGCCATTCTGCTCTAGAAGTATTATCTTAAAGATATATTAAATAATATATAAGATATAATAATATAAATAATTAACTTAATAAGTAATATAAATATATAAGTATATAAATATATATATATAATATAATAATAATTAAATAAATAACTAATATATGTCTTTAACAGCAGAAAAAATAGCCACAAACTATGAAAAGCATTTAAAAATTGTAGATACCTACATAACCGATCGAAAAGATCAAGTGCTAGCCTTACTTTCTTCGCTAGAAGATACTTACGTAATGGCACCTGCTAGTGGAAAGTCTTGGTACCATAATGCTTTTGCAGGAGGATACGTAGACCATGTTAATAGAGTTGTACAATATGCAGTTAAACAGTCTAGAATGTATGAGGATATGGGAGGAACTGTTGACTATACTGAAGAGGAATTAGTTTTTGCAGCTTTATTTCACGATTTAGGTAAGATAGGAGATGGAATAGCACCTAACTATATACCCCAGACAGATAAATGGAGACAAGATAAACTATCAGAAATGTATACTAACAACTCAGACTTGGATTTTATGCTAATTCCAGATAGATCTTTATATATTTTACAGAATAATGGCATAAAAGTTACCCAAAAGGAGTTTTTAGCCATCAGATGTCACGATGGAGTGTTTGATGAAGCAAATAAAGCTTATTTCTTCAGTTATCAAGAAGGATCTAGACAAAAGACATCTATTATATCAGTTTTACATTCAGCAGACTTTTTAGCTTCTAAAGTAGAATACGATATGTGGAAGAGAGAAGGCGGAACTTCTGTTCCTAAATCTAAAAAAGTTACATCTCTTACAGGAAGACCAGTTAAATCTTCAGAGGGTTTAAATAATATGTTAAAAAATCTATAATTTACTATGACTATTACAGCCTTATACATTATTTCCGGAGTATTAGTTGCCTTTTTACTATTTTTAGTTTATATTGTATATAATCTACTAATAAAGGTAGAGAAGTATGAAGATGTAACCGTAGATCAAACACAATATTTACAAAGAGTCTCGGAGTTAATAAGAGATTCGAAAATGCACCTACAGAAGCTAGATGAGAAAGGGGTTTTTCAAAGCGATGATGAGGTCGGTTATTTTTTTAATACAATGAAAAAAGTACAAGACGAGCTCAACACATACATGCTCCCAGAAAATTATGGCAAGAAAGAAAGCGAAAGCTAATTATTTTACTTCTGAAACAGAGGAATATATAAAAAAATATAACGTATCGACTGACCACGTCTATCGAGCTAAGATATTTACAGATCACATTTACCTTCCATTCTACAAACTATCAGAGAACATTATACATACCTTTAAGTTCTACTATACAGATGTAGAAAAGATAGAAGACTTAAAGCATGAACTAGTTTCTGTTCTGCTAGAAGAAAAGATTATGAAGTTTGACCCAGATAATGGAGCAAAAGCATATTCATACTTTGGTACAATTGTAAAGAGGTGGTTAATTAACTACAATAATAAGAATTATAAATCTTTAAAACAGTTCGGATCATTCTCAGATTTTGAAGATAGCTATCTAGACGGTGGAGAAGTTAAAATCTCCGAGGGTATAACTCTTTCTGATTTCATGAATAGGTGGGTTGATCAATGTTATGAGAACTTAGAAGAAATGTTTAAGAAAGATAATGAAATTAAAATAGCAGATGCTGTATTAACTTTATTCAGAACAAGAACAGACTTAGAGATTTTTAAAAAGAAAGCTCTTTACATATACATTAGAGAGATGACTGATTGTGATACACCTAATTTAACTAAGGTGGTTACGGTACTCAAAGAAGACTTTAAAGGAAAGTATCAAAAACTATATGATCGAGGTTTAATCTCAAATAAAGCTTTGTAAACTATTTATAATAAAAATATAGTAACATGAGTTTAGATAAAGAAATATTTAAAGGCAAAACTCTGTCTGATCTTTTCGGTGAAATATACGATAACTCAAAGGAAACAAAAGGCCAGGTTAAGTCTTTAATTAACGAACTAAAGCCACTTATAGAGAACATAGGTGATGCTACCCTTATTGTACCTATGATTAAAGAGTACATGGATATTGGAGTTAGGAACGACGATGCATTAATCAAGCTAGCCACAATTATTCAACGTTTAGAAGCTACGATAGCTAAAGGAGAAGGAGGAGACTTTGATTTCGGGGACTTACAGGACCTATTAGAGGAATCAGTTCAAACCGATAAAGAATTAGAAGCTGCTAAAGCTGCTAAATCAGATAAAGAAGATCTAGAAGAAGATGTTTAAAAGAAGTTCAACAGGTTCTGGCGGAGGGCAGTCATCTGGTAAAGTATCAGGAGCACGGTTTGGCCGTGTAATTGACGTTATATTAGATGCATTTCACCCTGAGTACGAAAACCAAGGATCTAGTGATGCACTTAATGGTGTCTTTTATAGAGAGATAGGAGAGGATAGAGTAGAAGATGAAGACACTACTTTTAGTTTTGCCGCTTGCGGTATTTCTGAATTTAAAAAAATACCTCTTAAAAATGAAATTATAAGATTAGAGCAACTGCCAATTGGTAATTCAACTGGACCCTCTGATACTAAAACATACTGGACTGCTGTAGTAGGTGTTTGGAACTCTCCACACCATAACGCTAAACCAGATACAATTCAAAACGAAGAAGGTTCAGAGGTAGACTTAGGAGAATACTTTGCTGAATCAGATAAAATACCACCAATACAAACCTTTCCAGGAGACGTTATAATGGAATCCAGATGGGGTTCTTCTCTTAGATTAGGAGGCTCAAAGTTTGACTCTAATGAGTTTACTGATGATAGTAATGACGGACTACCTTATGTACTGCTGAGTAACGGATGGGATGAACCAGAAAACGGAGTAGATCCAGTTATAGAGAATATAGATAAAGACCCTAATACTATAGCAATGGGAGCAGATCATACATTTGCACTAACCCAAGCTAATGATAAGCGTGACGCTTTTGAAGAAGAGCCGGATAAAGCGGATACATTTAAAGGTAATCAAGTAATAATTAATGCTGGTAGGTTATTTTTTAACGCTAAAGAAGAGGGAGTTTTTCTTTCTGCAGTAGAAGGAATAGGTATAAACGGTAAGCATGTTGGAATAGATGGAGAAGACTATATAGGCTTAGACGCTAAAAAAATATATTTAGGAACAGATGCTTTTAAAGAAAAAGAACCTGTACTATTAGGTCAAACATCTACAGATTGGCTAGATGATTTTATATCCCAATTTGAAACAGTAGTAAAAGGTTTAGCTACATTACCACCAGCTCCACCAGCAGCAGTTGCTAAATTAATCGCAACTGGTAACTCAGTACTACCTCTACTACCAAAATTAAAAAGCTTGTTAAAATCGCTACACTCTAAAAAAACATTTGTTGAATAATGCCATACGTTAATATACCAGAATCGAAACTAGCCGGTGGAATTGCCTTAATTGTAGGTAAACTCCAAGGCACCGCTTTAGCCGGTATATTAAAACTTTCAACTAATATAGTTAATAAGTTAAATAGAAAAGGCTGTCCAACTAAAAACGAAATGAACAGAACAAGAGGAAAGCTAAATCAAGCTCTCTCTACTCTGAAAAAAGCTGATAGCTCTATAAGTAAGTTTAAATCTATACCCGGTAAACTAAAAGGACCGCTAAGCGGGTTAAAAGCTGCATATAAATTAATACTAGCAATACCATTACCACAGGGTATAGGTATACCTCCAGGTCCAGCAGGGGGTCTAATAATAGGTCTACCAGTTAATGTAACAACTAAGTATGCAGATACAATGCACTTAGTGAAAGAGTTTATATCTCAAATTTCTGAACAGGTAGAAGGAATTACAGCTGCATTAGAGGTTCCAACAGGAGCACTTAAGTCACTTGATAGAAACTTAGCATCAGCAGATGCAGTATGTAAATCATGTGAAGTAGAGATAGCTTTAAGAGAGCAAATGGCGAAAGGAAATTTAAACGGTAAAGAATTAGCTGATTTAGGTCTTTATAATGAAGATAATGATGAATTAATTTTCTCTACATTAGGTCCGAGATTACTAGCAGGAGTATCGAATGACGATATAGATATAGGTCAAAACAAAAACTCCTCTGCTAACAAATCTATATCTGATAAAAACAAGAAAGGTAACTGGTTAGGCGCTCCTGATCATTTAGGACAGGAATATTGCGAAGGAGATGTTGTCTCATATAAAGAAGCACTCTGGGTAAATATCGGACCCGGCTGCCATCGCCCTGATATAAGTGGTAAAAAAGATATCGGCCCACCTGGGATAGGTCCTTGGATAAAGTTAGAGGATTCTGTAAGTCAGGCAAACTTATTACTGTTAAACAGTCTAAAGGGATTAGAAGACAGTAATATAGACGATAGCACTAAAAAAGAAATTAAAGCCTTTATTGACACCTTTAAAGTACTTGGAGAGAAAGATAGTCTAAACAATTCAGACTACTATCACTCCGGACCAAATGGTGAAGTATACCTATTAGAAATACAAGAAGACCCAAACTCACCACCTATAGCACCTCTACGCTTTGCAGTAGCTAAAGATAAAGAGGGAGTAGTGGTATTAAAGGGGTTAAAATCATTCGCTTCTAAGCCGGAAGTGCTTTTAGCGGAAATTAAATTCAGAATAGACAATCAACTTCCATAACTAAACTATTTATATATATGAAACTAGATCAACTTAGACAGATTATCGGTGAAGAAGTACGATCTGCCATTAAATCAGAGTTACAGGACATACTAACAGATGCAGTTAAAATTGCAAGTGCTCCTAGTAACGTATCTGAAACTGCAGCAGCTCCTTCAGTACCCGCTAAAGATGTTAAAAAACAGTGGCAACCAAAAGTTAAGTCAGGTAATACTACTTTAGATGAAATGTTAAACATGACAGCTAATAGTATGAGTCCTGAAGATGCCGCAAACGTAATGGGATCAGGTGGGGTTAATAAACCAAACTTTGCATCTCAACAAGCAGCCCAAATGTCTAATCCAACAGGAGGAACAGCAGGCTTAGATTTAAACTCCATACCGGGGTTTGACTTAGCTAAATCAAAAGCAATTTTAGAAGCAGCTAATAAGAAAGACAAAACAAGACACGGAAAATAAAATATGGCATTCGAAGTACAGAAAATAGACCCGATAGATTTACAGCCTAGAAAAGCAGTTGGAGTACAGCTTCCTTTTTCTGGTAAAGCGGTGTTTAATTCTAATTACCAAACAAAAGATGCTATAAAAACCAATTTAATTAATTACTTCTTAACCGCAAGAGGTGAAAGATTCCTAAACGTAAATTTTGGAAACGGGTTACAGAGTCTTATTTTTGAACAATTAACAGAAGATAAGGTAAGAGAGATAGATACAATCATCAGAGAAGATATTGCATTTTATTTCCCTAGAGTAGTTCCAGTTGATATGCACACAATAGGAATTCCAGATACAAACACTGTGCAATTTTCGTTAAGGTACAAAGTAAAGGATACTAATATTGAAGACGAAGTAGTAATTAATTTCGAACAATAATGGCTGAACAAAGAGACATAAAATACGTTAATAGAGAGTTCGGGGACTTTAAAGAACAGTTAACCGAATTTGCGAAATCATATTTCCCAGACTCTTATAATGACTTTAATGAAACAGCCCCTGGTATGATGTTTATTGAAATGGCATCATATGTAGGAGACGTCTTATCTTTCTATCAAGATACTCAACTTCAAGAGACCTTCTTACAACACGCACAAAACCCCTCTAACCTATACAGCTTAGCGTATATGATGGGATACAGACCTAGAGCTTCTTCGGCAGCTTCAGCAGACTTAACTATTGAACAAAAAGTACAAGCCCTATCCGGTAGTAATTATTCTCCAGATTGGGACCAAGCATGTAAGGTACATGAAAACGGAAGTATAATATCAACTGCAAAAGGTAATACAACATTTTTACTTCAAGACTCTATAGATTTTAAATTCTCTAGTTCATACGATCCTACAAATATACAAATAGCTTCTGTAGACGAATCAAATAACCCTGCAGAATACTTATTAAGTAAGACAGGAAAAGTAATATCAGGAGAAGTTAATACAGTAACAGAGACTATTACTACAGCAGAAAAATACTTAACTCTAAACATAACTGATACTAACATTATAAAAGTATTAGACATAGTAGATGCAGATGGAAACCTCTGGACAGAAGTTCCATTCTTAGGTCAAGATACAGTATTTAATATAGCAGAAAATAAATCATCCGACACTACACTAGTACCTAGTCTATTAGAACTTAAAAAAGTACCTAGAAGATTTGTTTCTAGATTCACCTCTAAAGGAGTAATGCAAGTACAATTCGGAGCAGGAGTTACAGCTTCCGATGATGAAAACTTTTTACCTGACCCTTCTACTATTCAAAAGTATGGAGATCAACAATCAGTTGATAAGTTAGATATAGCATATGACCCATCTAATTTTCTATTTACAAGAACCTACGGATTAGCTCCCTCTAATACTACCCTTACTATAAGGTATATAAAAGGTGGAGGAGTAGCAGCAAATGCTCCTGCAGGTACAATTACTACATCAGGCGTTATAACAACCTCTGTAACAGATAGTACATTCCTAGCTACCCTAACATTCAATAATGAAAAACCAGCCTCTGGAGGTAAAGACGGAGATACTGTAGAAGAGTTAAGACAGAATTCTTTAAAATCATTTGCAGAACAGAAACGTACCGTTACATCAGCAGATTATAAAGTAAGAGCACTATCTATGCCACCTGAATTTGGCTCACTTGCAAAAGTATACGTTACAAGAGAGTACAATGCTAATACTAATAGAAGTGTGCTGGATCAAAATCCATTAGCGCTCGCAATGTATGTCTTAGCATATGATGAAAACGGATACTTAACAGCAGCATCTAAGTCACTTAAGGAGAACTTAAAGAAATACCTATCAGAATACATGATGATAACAGATGCAATAGATATTAAAGATGCATTTGTAATTAATATAGGAGTTCAATTTGAAGTACTTACACTACCTAATTATGCTTCTAGAGATGTACTAATGAAATGTACAGAAGCACTTAAAAAATACTTCTCTTCTAGTAAGAGAGACATTAATCAACCGGTTAATACCTCAAACGTATTTACTGTACTTGACGGGATTAAAGGAGTACAGACAGTCAAGACGGTTAAGTTAATTAATAAAGCTACAGGAAAATACTCAGCATTTGCTTATGATGTATTAGGGGCAACAAAAGATGGAGTTGTATACCCGTCTTATGATCCATGTATCTTTGAAATAAAATATCCCGATATTGATATTGAAGGAAGAGTAACAACTATATAACATGGCAATATTTAGAATATATCCCGAAAAAGACTCTTTTATCTGGTCTGAACCTACTATAGCAGGTATATACGGCAATGCCGGTAAGGATCCTGTACTTGAAATAGGAGGATACCCAGACAAGAATTTAATAGGTAGAACCAATAGAGGCTTAATACAATTCAGAACATTGGATATTCAAGCTGCCCTTAATACTAAGGTTGTAGGATCTTATTCTGCATCACTTCACCTATCTCTAGCAAACGCTACAAACCTTCCTGCTAACTTTAATATACACGCTTTACCCGTCTCTTCTTCTTGGGAAACAGGGTTTGGACATAGAGTAGATAGTCCTACTAATACAAGCGGAGTAACATGGAAACATAAGGATGTATCAACAACTCAATGGACTGTACTAGGTGGAGATTATTTAGCTTCACCAGCTGCAAGTCAATCATTTGATTCAACCTCTAACTACGATATAGATATAAATGTAACACCTGCAATAACAAATTTTTATAGTGGTTCACTAGCTAATAATGGATTTATACTTAAAATAGATGATGTATATGAAAACTATGTTTCATCAAGTGTAAACCTTTCTTATTTTGGATCAGATACCCATACTGTATTTCCACCTTATTTAGAAATGCAATGGAATGATACGGTATACTCAAGTACATTAACAGAGTTATCAACAGATATTGCTACTATTAAAATAAAAAACCATAAACCGGAATATGTAGATTCAGACAAGTCTAGATTTAGAATTTCTGCTAGACCTAAATACCCTACAAGGACATTTTCAACAACGTCTATATACCTTACAAACTATAAACTACCAGAAGCTTCGTATTGGGCAATTCAAGATTACCATAGTCAAGAAATGATAATTGACTTTAATACAACCTTTACAAAGATAAGCGCTGATAATAGTAGTAGTTATTTTGACGTCTATATGGATACATTACAACCAGAAAGACATTATAAACTCTTAATAAAAACAACTTTAGATGGAAGCGATGTAGTAATAGACAACAACAACGTATTTAAAGTAGTTAAGAATGGCTAGAGATATTCAAATTAAAAAAACAGTTTACAAAAAAGAAACCTTCGATAAAGTAATCGATAGGTCTTTTAAACAGTTTGTGCCTATAGTTGATGAAATCTCTGATGTAACAATAGAAGAGTTTTTCTCTTACTACGATGCTTTATTTTATGAAATTGCTCCAAACGGGGATAACCTTTCCCACGAGTACCTAATAAGAAAGAGCTCAGAAATTGTAAATTTAGAAAAAGATTCTACAGACATACAACCATTATTAGATGAGATAACTACACTAAGAGAACAGATACTTTCGTATCAAGAACAATTAATCGAAGCAAATACACCTGATTTATAATAGTGGCTGAATTTAACTACAACATAGAACAACTAGAGCTAGAGAGTTTAGCACAATCTTCCAAGATTACTAAGGAAGAGAATGCTCTTATTGGTACTTTTCAAGTCGAAAATCTATTCCCAATAGCCTCTTCAAATATAGAAGTAGGAATTTATGGAATAGATAATACACTACTTGAGTATGTACCTGAATTTAAAGGTTATTCTTTTGAAGCAAATGCACAATCTTCTGGTAAAGCAGGAGCATCTATTATAACTATAGACCCTGTTAAAGATATTAAGCACTTCGGTTACGAAACAGGAGATGTAAGAATACTATATAATTTTAATAATAACCTTTTTACCGATTCTAAAAGTAAAGGAAGTTTCTTTATCACAGAAATATCTAGTGATAGAACAGAGATTAAAGCACTTACTTTAAATCTAAAAAAAGAAGAAGTTCTAAAAGGAGCTTCAGACCTAATAAAAAAATTAGAAGAAAGCGCATACTTTCAAGAGTTTGATATTAACTTTGGAGAAAATAAAAAGACCGTTGGTCTAAATGTTTCTACTGAAGAGACTAAAAACGGTACAGCTTTACTTGTAAAGTTATATAAAGCTCTTCCTTCACAGTTTACTATTAACTCTGAATTTATAGTAGAAGAGAAAATCAGCGATAGCTTACTATATGAGATATCAGGCAAACCAGTTAGTGACGTACTAGTAGTACCTCAACTAAAAGGCCCTAACTTTTCATTAGATATTAACGCAGATCAAACTCAACCTACAGAGTTTCTAAACTTTACCGAATTATTTTCATACCCCGTCTCAAGTTCACATTACGAACTAATGTCTCTTGTTAAGGAAAAAGGATCGTCAATAGCAATCAATCACGAATCTTACGAAGACTTTATACACTTCTCTTCTGTAGAAGAAAGATTAAGAAACTTTCAATATAAACTTCAACTCTTAGAGTCATATGAAGCCTCTTTAGTAACAATTAAGAATACTAATCCGTCTAACGTACCAAGTCTCCAAACTGAGATTACAGGAAGTGAGTCTTACTATAACGGACTAGTAAAAGGAATAGTTAATAATTTTGATCATTACGATAGGTACTTGTACTTTGAGTCAAGTTCTTTTTCTTGGCCTAAAAAGAATACAACAAAACCTTATAATACATACTCCATAACATCCTCAGTTGCAACAACCTGGTTTGATGCTAACGTTATTACCGCAGCTAATTTTGATAATAGCAATGTAGACATACTTACTAATACCATTCCAACTTTTATAAGAGAGGATAAGAGTAATGAGCCTTACACGATGTTTATTCATATGATTGCTCAACACTTTGACAATCTCTGGATATACTTTAAAGCAGTATCAGACAAATACGACGGAGATCATAGGTTAAATTTTGGACTGAGTAAGGACCTAGTAAGAGAGGCAATTGAATCATTTGGTTTAAACCTACCTACCGGTAATCAAAATACCGACAATATATTTGCAATGTTCGTAGGAGAAACACCTGCAACAGGAAGTGAACAGATAGCTACCATGTCTATAGCAACTTCAGCCTCTTTTAATAGCGGCAGCACTGCATTAGAGTATATGCAACCAGTTGCTAAAAACGACTACGAAAAAGAAGTATATAAAAGACTATACCACAACATACCTCACTTACTTAAAACTAAAGGTACAGAAAGAGGCCTTAGAGCACTTGTAAACTGTTTCGGTATACCGGAATCTATATTAAGTATAAAGCAATTTGGTGGTAATGTAATAGAGACAAGCGGAACATATTTCGGACAAGAAACTTTTCATACTTCAAGTATATACCTTTCTGGTAGTAAGCACTACAGAAGCGGTTCAAGTAAGATTAGATTAGATAATACTTCCAGTTTTGTATCCGGAAGTACCTTATCACTCTATACCTCAGTAGAGCAACAAAGAACTAAATATACAGACGATACCCATAATGTAGAGGTAGGATTTGATATTTCAAAAGGAGTAAATGAATTTATAGATGTTAAAATATCAGGAAGTTTTGATATAGACGACTACATAGGAGACCCTAGAAGAAGATACGAACCGGGGTACCCTAAGATGAATTCTATGTTAGAGAATATTATGCATGATGCATACCACTGGAATGATTTAATGGTGGACTGGCAAGCATCTGATGCAAACTGGAATTGGAATGATGAATTAGTATTTGCTCGGAACCCTAAAGCCTTTGTAAGATTATTAAACTATTTCGATAGTTCTTTATTTAGATTAATAAAAGACTTTGTACCTGCTAGAGCAAAAGTAGATACCGGTATTATTATTAAATCTAACAAGCTTGCAAGAAGTAAAGCTAAACAGGTAGAAGTATCTGCAATCGATAAAATACACACAGGGTCAATCTCAATCGTATCCGTAACTGGATCGCAAGGAGGGGCCTACGATAGTACATCTAGTGTAGAGTATGACTATACAACTAATTATGCAGCACACTTTGAAGGGCCTGAGGGAGTAGTAAGAAGAGACGTAACAGATGAAGCTCCAATGTTCAATGGTGAATTAAGTGGATCTATCTTGATTGCTAGTGATGGTGAGGTTGGAAAGAATAATCCGTTCTTAAACTTAGCGCAGCCGTTAATAAGTATGAACATAACAGTTCTAAACTTTTCTCTTCCTTTACCACCAGCATGTTATATTGACCTAGTTGGTTTATTTGTTGGAGCATCATTCACAATTGGTACAGTAGATATATCAGGGGTACTTGAGTCAATAGCAATTACATACCCATCTACCCAGACCGGAATAACCGGATCAAATGATTTCAGTCATGATTTTGACCAGTATGAATTTTTCCAACTTACTGCAGTAGGGGTAAATGATGGAGGAGACTACTCAGGAACAGGCGGTGTATTCCAAGGATGGTTTAATAATCAACCAGGAACAGGTTCAGCAATTGCCACAGACAATCCCCTTACTATTTATAGGTATAATGAAGAAGCAGTGGGCAATAAGTATTTTGCTAAGTTTGCAGCTTACAGCGAGTAATAAACAGATATGACAGAACAAGAATTTATAGCAACAGACCCATCACTATTTGGAGGAGGTAATTCAAACCTCTTCTACAGCTCTAGTCTTTCAGGGTCAGATAATGTACCGATCGCTCCCTTTACTATAATGGGAATGTCTCTACCATTTGCAGCACAAAATTCTGTAAGTATAAAGTCATCCCTAAAGGGGGTTACTAAGTTTAAGTTTAAATTTGGAGGAGCAGAAGTATTGGCAACCGTAGTTGGAAAACAAGAGAAAAATACCTACACATACTTTTCCTTTACTCCCATAGCAGTTAATAGCTTACCCTCATCAGTAATAGCAGATAACAAAACGGAACTTAATTCTGAGTTTGTATTTTTACCTTATGTAGATAATTCATTCTTTAATGACGACTATAACCCACTACAAGGTAACGCCGAAAATATTAAACCTAACTCAGCTACTATGGTTGTAGATAGAAACTCAAGCCAAACAAACCCTAGTAACTTACAGGCAATATTAGAATTTAAAGCAGCAGCAGCACAAATAAATGATAGTCAGTATACTACCGCAGGATTTATTAACGGAAGATACCTAGGATCAAAAGAAACTAGTATTAACGGTTCTTATGCTGCAAGAGACAATAATAAACAAGAGCTTACTGCTTATGTAATAGCAAACGGAATAGCAGGGAACGAACCAGCATTAGCATTTAAGAAGTTTGTAGGCAGTGTACATACGACAGATACACCAACAGCAACAATAAAAGACTTAGCAGTTCAAGAAGAAATAGATATATTCTTTAACTCAGTTAGAACAGGAATAGGATCAGGATCAGCATACCCTAACTTCCCTCCTTCTGGAAGCATAATTTACACTATAGATGAAACATCAGGTAGATTTGTTAAAGCAGTAACAGCTAAGATTTATGTTATAGAACAAGAAAAAGTACTAACATCTACTGAAGCTGGAGGAGTTAGCTTAATTGAGTAGAGAAACTATAATTTTCATATATTTATATAAAACACAAATAACAAAATGGGATACTTAGACAATTCAATCGTAACTGTGGATGCGATTTTAACTAAAAAGGGGAGAGAGCTATTAGCTAGAGGAGATGGTTCTTTTAAGATTACACAATTTGCGTTAGCAGATGATGAAATCGACTACACCTTATACAATCCACTCCATCCCTCTGGTTCTGCACTCTACGGTGAAGCAATAGAAAACATGCCTCTATTAGAAGCCTTTCCAGATGAGACACAAATAATGAAGTATAAACTTACTACTCTACCAAGAGGTACATCAAAACTACCAATTCTAGATATAGGTTACTCTTCAATAATTTTAAAGCAAGGTGCTTCTCTAGCGATCTCACCACAGACTTTAAACTACTTAGGAGCTACATCAATCTTTGAAACACAAGGGTATACAGCAACAGTAGCAGATATTAGAACACTTAACTCTTTTAACGGAGTAGGAATCAACACAGAAGATGCAGATAGACTTAATACGCTTGTAGCAGTCGGAACTAATGTTTCTAAGACAGTAATGGGTACATCAATTAACCTTACAGCTACTTCAGTGAATACCCTATTCGGGACTAATACTCAATTACAAACTACCTTAACGGTAATAGGTAGAGGATCAGGAGCAAGAATAACAATTCCAGTAACAATTACTAAAACTAACTAATTATGTCATACAAAAGATTTGACCAGGAAGATGTTGTAGTAAGTGCTGAATCAGTAACTACTCCAGTTTGGTCAGGAAACTTAACAACATTACAGACTTTTCATACATCATCAACACAGGTAGGTGGAAGTTCTGCTGATTACTATTACGATATATACCAAACTGGTTCTACAGATACTTCTGCTAGAGTACAATTTAGTGTAGCCTATGCAGATAAAAAAGGATCAGGTTCTTTAAACTATAATACAGCAGTAGTAGGTAAATCACCTTCATCTACAGTTTATGGGCAATACAGGAATTTAGTACTTGGAACAGAAGAAGAAGAGTTTACATTCGGCTCAAACAATTCAGAGCACTTTTATGTAATGTCAATCGATAGAGCTAGGTATAAAGAAAAATTACTACCAGGATCGTTAACTTTAAACTTAAAGAAATCAGGTTCAGGAGAGTTCTTAAGCTTGACAGATAATAGCTCTCAAATATCTACAACTACATTCTCAGATGCAGGACGAGTATATGAATTAATCTCCGGATCAGTAGGAGCTAAGTCAGCAGGAGCAAAAACAGCCGAAGGGTATACTTTAGGTTCAGGATCATATGGTAAATTATTACCGGATATTGGAATTATACTACTAAACGGAAGAGCATTAGATGCAGTATCTACACACGGAGGTTTAGGTTTAGGTACTAATAGAGCAGCAAATACAGCTTCTTTAAATAATAGAAAGTTCTACGACATATTAGCACACAGTGCTAGCTTTAGAGTACAGTCAGAAGAAACAATCTCTTCTAACTTTGTATTTGTTAGAGCTCGTAACAGTGAGTTTAACTATTCAACAAACCCATCTTTAATAACAGGTTCAGGAGAAATACGTCACAACGTAATGATTAACTCTCCACAAGCATTTGTAACTTCAGTTGGACTATATAATGATAATAACGATTTGTTAGCGGTTGCTAAACTTTCTAGACCTTTATTAAAAGATTTTACAAAAGAAAGCTTAGTACGTATCAAGTTAGATTACTAAAATGAATGAGTGCATTCAAGCAATTAAACCGTCAAGATGTTTATGTTACCGACTATACCTCAAATAAACAGTGGTATGCCTCTGGTAGCACTATAAGCGAGTACGGTCTCGAAGTTTTAAGAGGATTCTCAGGCTCGACACCTGGGTACCCTTATCCTTCTGACTTACGCAACGGCAGACATCAAAAACTAACTTACGATAGTACCTTTCATAACTACTATACAGGGAGTTTAGGTACGGGTGTATTCTCTGGTTCATTTGATCTCTCTTTACAGACTACTTTAACACTAACAGGCTCAAGAAGTGCTTCAGCAGAAGTTGCAGTAGTTTCTATACCTAGAAGTGTTTACGGTATTGGAATACAGCCCGGTACAGTAATGATGAAACCTTTTCAAGAAGAGACAGACCGGTATAATGTAAATGGGTATGTTTGTGCAAACAATTATGTTGAGGATTACGTAGAAAGATTAGATTACTGGTACGGAACAGATAAAATAGACCTTGAAGATTATACGCAACCAGAAGGAGACTACGTTGATGAAAGTGCTAGCCAGTATGTAGATGATGACGACACCCTAAAATACGAAAGGTTAGAAGTAGTAGATGATGGAGAAGGAAGATTAATTCTTTCTGGATCTGGAGCTACATACACACAGAAAGAACGTGTAGTAGGAGATGTTATTTATAATCAAGGACAGATAATCATATCAGATCCTGAGGTAGCAAGATATTATTCAACTTATGCACGTCATATTGTGCACTGGAAATCAAAACTACCTATTTATACATATAATGTACATTGTACGGTTAAGGAAACAGAATTAAACAGTACCCTTAATCCATCAGCAATAACAGGTTCAAACGGCGTAATACAAAATAATATTACGGGAAGTCAATTTAGACCTTATATTACTACAGTGGGATTATATAATGAGGCAAATGAATTATTAGCAGTAGCTAAAACAAATAAAGCAATACCGAAATCAGAGAATGTTGATATGACGTTTGTAATAAAATTAGATATATAAAATGGCAATAGTATTCAGAGCAGATAAAGGATCACCGCTTACGTATTCACAGTTAGATAATAACTTCGGATCGTACTTCTATTCAGCATCAACGAATGGACAGGTTCTTACAATGTACTACCCATCTTCTTCCCAAGTACCAGTTAATAGCGGGTCAATAGATTTTAGTTTAATAAAAGGGTTACAGGATGCAGGAATAAATAAACGTTTAGCAGTCTATTCAGGTTCATCAGCAATATCATCAAGTCAGGGTTTCATACTTGATGCAAATGATAATTTAGGATTAGGGGTAAACGAAGCATCAGACCTTCCACTTGCATATAAGTTAGTCGTATCAGGAAGTATTAAAGCAACAGGGACAGTAGTTCAAGGCTCAGATGAAAGACTAAAAGAAGACATAGCACCAATAGATAATGCATTAAGCAGAATTAATCATATAGACGGAGTATTTTTTAAGTACAAAGATTCCGGAGACAAGAGTATTGGTTTTATTGCACAACAAATACAAAAAGTATTACCAGAAGTTGTATCAGAAGATAATAATGGCTATCTTGGAGTGAACTATAGCGGAGTAACTGCTGTACTAGTTGAAGCAATTAGAGAACAATCTTCGATCATAAGCGACCTAGAAAGTCGTTTATCTAAATTAGAAAATAAATAAGATGGCTTATAACAATAAAATAACGTTAAGGGCGGTTAAGGGGAGTTCCTTAACTCATACAGAGCTTGATAGTAACTTTCAAAAGCTTTACGTATCGTCCTCAACCTCTGGGTCAGCGTTATTTATGTTTCGATCCTCATCTGATTACCCCTCTGACGAATTGGCAATGCCAACTCCAAAAGGTATAGTAGGTTCAGTACAATTAAAACAAGGAGCAGCATTATCAGGCTCCGGAACAACATTCACAGGATCTAAAGACCTTACTTTTGATTTTGAAAATAAAGTATTAACAGTTACAGGTTCTTCTTTTTATAAAGGAGACGTAACAGTAGATGGGAGAATGACTGCAAAGGTTTTTCAATCTCAAACTATTATTGCATCAACCTCCACAGGTTCAACTTCATTTGGAGATACAGCAGATGACTTTCATATTAGAACAGGTTCATTTGAAGTACTAGGTAACTCAACTAATGTTGGAGTATTAAGTACAACAGGATTTCCTAATATTTCATCTTCAATAGGAGCATTAGAGAATTTTAGTTCTTCTTTAGATAATTTTTATACAACTGATGTAGACCATATTGCATCAGAATCAGCACATAGTTCATCAGCACATATAGATAGAACTGCTAGAATACAATTACTATCAGGATCAGCTCATAGTCAGAGAGGGATTCTATACACATATAACTCAGCTTCAATTGTTACACTATCAGGATCAGCACACGTACAGAGATCAGCACTATTTAATGCTAATGTACTAGGAACCTCTACATTAAGTTCTTCAGCTCATACCGACCGTGTAGCTAAGGTTAATGTATTGAGTGGCTCCGCTCATACTGATCGTATAGCTAAAGTTGCTATACTAAGTGCTTCATTGCATACAGCTACTTTAAAGAACACTACAGATACTTTTACCGGTAATTTAGACGTTATAGGAAGAGTTTCTGGATCAGCCGATTTTCAAGGATCTGATATAAACATTTTACATTGGGGATCAGTATCAGCATCCTTAGCATCAGTATCAGCTGCTGCTGGAGCTAGTGATGTTACAATTAATAATAATGTAAATAATAGAGTATTAACAGCAACAGGTACAGATGCTTTAAACGGAGAAACCGCGCTTACTTGGGACGGTACTAGCTTACAGGCTGGAGGAACTAAGATAAGAAATTTCGGTACATCAGATACAGACATTACAACTGTATTACCTACAGCACTTTCTGGATCTATACTAGAAGGGTTTAATGGAGGCTCTCTTGTAATAGGTCTAAGAGACGATACATTTGGACAAGATGCTTTCTCTATTATAGGAGGAGGAGGACAGTACTACAGTACAGGAAACTATACTCATAAACTATTTAGCGTTTCCGGTTCAGGAGATGTAACAACATTAGGTAAAATAACAACAGGAGGTAATTTAGATGTAACAGGTACAATTACTGCTACTAGCGATATTACTGCATATTACTCTTCAGATAGAAGACTTAAAGACAACATTACTAAGATTACCAATCCAATACAAAAAGTACAAGCTATTGGAGGATATGAGTTTGATTGGAATTCACTCTCAGAAAAAGAAGGACATGATGTTGGTGTAATAGCCCAAGAAATTGAATCAGTACTTCCAGAGCTTGTAGTCAATAGAGATAATGGCTATAAAGCTGTACGTTATGAAAAAATTGTCGCGTTATTAATAGAAGCTATTAAGGACCAGCAGTTACAAATCGATGAGCTAAAAACTAAATTGCTCTAGAGACAAAATCAAAAACTATGGAAATGACAAACCCGACTTGGATTTACCAAGGAAGGATGATCACAGATATAACAGACATGCCTAAGGGCACCTATGGCTTTATCTATGAAACAAAACACATCCGAACTGGTATAAAGTATATTGGCAAAAAAGTTCTCTTTTTTGAACGTAACAAAAGACTAGGAAAACGAGCATTAGAAGAGTTAAGATTAGAAAGAAAAGCAAAAGGTATAGGAGGTAGAACTCCTGCTAAACAGAAAATAATTACAGAATCAGATTGGGAAACTTATCACGGCTCTCAAAAAGAAATATTAAAGTTAGTTAAGGAAGGAGATCCTAAAGACTTTAATAGAACTATTCTCGCGTTTGTACCTACTAAGAAGCTTTTAACATATTATGAGTGTAAGTACCTATTTATTAATGACGTACTTGAAACACAGGATTATATTAATGATAATGTGTTAGGTAAGTTTTACAGAAAAGATTTCAACTTATGATACAACTAAAAGACGTAATAGGATATCCATCTCTTAAGTACCATTTAGACAATGGTCTCTCTTTACATGAGCATGTCTACCGCTATTCAAGCGACGCCTTTGTTAATCTATTTAAAGAAGCAAGGGAAGCTCTTAGAGACGAGGAGATTGAATTATCCGAGGAGGATCAAGAACTATTAGAAACTACAGATATTGGAGAACATGGAGATTATAACGGTATGAAAGTACCTTTAGATTTACCTATGGTCTCCACCAAGTACAATCCACTCTTTGAAATCGGGTCACTCATTGACGAAATGATTGAAGATGAAAACACAATTGACGAAGCGTCAACTATTGCAGATATGATTAATTTTGAACAAATCGAGGAATTGGTTAGTTCAATTGGAGGTCAAATCGATATGGATAAGTTCAAAAAGGCAGTCACACTTCAAAATGAGACCTTCGATTTTAATGGATTTGAATTAATAAAAGCCTCAGTCACTTACATGAATGAGCTAGAATATAAAGGAAAGAAAGTAAAACTAAATAAACCTAAACGTGGAGGCTCTAAAAAATTCTACGTATATGTTAAATCTAAAAAAGGTAATGTAAAAAAAGTATCCTTCGGGGATACTAACTTATCAGTTAAGTTTAAACAAAAAGGAGCAAGAGCATCATTTGCAGCCCGACATAAATGTGCTACTAAGAAAGACAAAACAAAAGCAGGGTACTGGTCCTGTAATATAGGTCGATATTGGAAATCATTAGGCGGCAGCGCTAACTTTTCAGGATACTGGTAATATGAGACTAAGTGAAATTCTACTAAGAGAAAATAAAGATACATTTAATGACTTCGCCGAAGGAAGAGGTAAGGGAGCAGGTAAGATTGCTGACTCAGCTAAAGAAAAGGGAGGAGATTCAATGTTAACACATCATCACTTTAATATAAAACTTGCTTATTATAAGAAAGCAGCAGAGGGTAAATTCGATTTAGATAAAGCTAAAGAAGAATTCACCGCTACTCATAGTAAAATTAACTCAAGTATGGATCCTATATCTTTCCAAAAAGAAATGGGTAGGTTAGAAGTATTAGGAGAGTTAATTATTAAGCACGGATAGTTTGTAATTAACATTAAAGTTCTTATCTTTACTAAGATGCAAGATAGACCTTACATAGAAGTCGGAGACATAAGAACATTTACCCAGCATGTAGGAGATTTTGAATTAGTTTGGCATAGAGATAAAGAAGATAGGTATATAGAGCCGTTAGAAGAAACAGATTGGAGCTTTCAATTCGATAATGATGTACCTAAGGTAATAGGTAAAGATAAACTATTTATACCCAAGCTAACATACCACAGGCTTATTAAAGGTACAGGAGAGTTAAGATTAAGGGTTCAAAAAAGCGATAACGATTAACTATATGAAACTAAGAAGTATTATTTTTGAAGGGTTTGAACCAGCAACATCTATTATTAACGGTAAAACATACTCTGTAGACTGGTTAGGTTCAACAGATACCTTAGAAGAGTTTAAAAAACTTCTTGGTAGAGTACCTGATACTATAAAATCTATTGAAGTACCTACAAACCTAAAGAACTTTAAATCTGGCAACGATTTTAAATCATTAGAACCAAAAGGGAACTGGAAAGAAGATGTTCTTAATATCATTCAAACAGTTATAAATGATGATAAATCTAAGATAGTAGATAGATTTACACTCTCTTCTTATTTCGGAGTAAGTCATATGCCCGGAAAAAATAATACTGACCCAGTATATATACAGTTAGATTCACAATCTTCTAGAGACTTCGATGCAGACATGAGTGCCGGAAAATACGGACCACTAGATTAAAAAAACAACATATTAGTTGTTTATTCCATTAATTCTTCTTATATTTAAGTAATATTGTTACGGATATACTTATGGAATACGCTTTCCTTTTAGGATCAGTTGAAAATTTACTTGGTAAAAGTCACAAAAGAGCAAGAGCTAATCACGCTTTTCATTGTCCCTTTTGTAACCACCGTAAACCTAAACTAGAGATCAACATGCATACGAACGAAGAAGGTAAGAACTTCTGGGAATGTTGGGTATGCCAGACTAGAGGAACAACTATTAGGTCTTTACTAAAGCAATTAAAAACACCTCGTGATCAAGCAGCAGAAGTATTAAAATACTTACCAAAAGGTAGTGAGATAGAGTATAAGGGACTATCTATAGTAGAACTACCAAAAGAGTTTCAACTCTTATATGATGCTTCAGATGAATCAATCATTGCTAACATAGTTAAACACTACCTATATGAACGAGGACTTAACGACCATGATTTTATTAAATACGGTATTGGATATACAACAGGTGGTGAATATGGAGGAAGAGTTATTATCCCAAGTTATTCTGAATCCAATCAGCTCAACTTTTTTGTTGCAAGAACTTACGATGGCAACTATTTTAAATATAAAAATCCCGAAGCTTCCAAAGACATAATATTCTTTGAGAACTTAATTAACTGGACACAGCCCATAATACTATGTGAAGGAGTATTCGACGCAATGGCTATAAGGAGAAATGCTATACCTATTCTAGGTAAAAGTATATCTGATTCATTATATAAAAAGATTATCACTTCCCCGCTACAGGATATCTATGTAGCATTAGACGAAGATGCTAAAACTAGAGCATTTCAAATCGCAGAAAAATTTCTAAACCAAGGTAAGAGAGTTTACCTTATTAATCTTGAAAGCAAAGATCCTTCCGATATGGGATTTAAGCCTTTCACTCAATTAGTACAAAAAGCAGAAGAGTTAGACCTACACGGAATAATGATGCACAAATTAGACCTATGATTAGACAAGGTACAAACATTTTAAAAGAAAATGCAAAAGACAGGTTAGATTACAATCCTGATCTGAAACAAATAAACTTCCTCGACAGAAGAGTTTATAAGAGAAGCGAAGGAGTATACTACCCGTCCGTAACAACGATACTCCAATATATGCCCAAGAATAAGTTTTTTGACAACTGGTTAAAAGATGTTGGGCATAACGCTGATCTTATACTAAGAAAAGCAGGAAAAGAAGGAACACAAGTACATGAAGCAGCTGAAAAGCTAGTACTCGGAGAAGAAGTAACCTGGATGGACCAATACGGTACAGCAAAATACTCTCAGATAGTATGGGAAATGATTTTAAAATTTGCTGACTTTTGGAATACCCACAAGCCTGAGCTTATATCAACTGAGCAATTTATTTGGTCCGATAAGTATAAGTACGCTGGTACTGCTGATTTAGTAGTTAAGATGGATGGAGAAGTATGGCTATTAGATTTAAAGACATCTAATGCTTTACATAGAGCTTACGATCTACAATTAGCAGCATATGCTAAAGGAATGGAAGAGGTAAAGGGAATAAAGATTGAGAGGTCTGGTATTATCTGGTTGAAAGCTCAATCAAGAGGACCTTCAAAACAAAAAGGAGTATACCAAGGAAAGGGTTGGAAGATTAAAGATATAGGTAAGATAGATTACAACTTTGATTTATTTAAAACAATATATAAACTGTATTCATTAGAACACCCAACAACTGAACCTATTTATAATAGCTACCCAACAACAATAAAACTATAAAGTATGAAAAAACTATTATTAACCTTAACATTACTTATATTCGTAAGCTGTTCTACCTTTAGGCTCTCAACTCATAATTATGACCCCATATACGGACCATCAGGAGAAGAAATAGAAGTAAAAGTAATTAATAGTCAATGGGAGTTAAATAGAGAGTTAAGAAATAACTTCCAGTTTAGGTACGACATTGCTCAATATGCACTAAGCCAACCTAGATCATTTGATTGGAATAATAGATTATTAGGTAGAAGGTATAATGTTTATAATTCATATTATGGATTTGGATATAGTAACTATTGGAATAGAGATCAAATGTGGAATGATTGGGTGTGGGGATATCCATACGGAAACGGAATAGGATGGTCTTACAGTTGGAATAACAGAAGATGGTCATCTAACCAATGGGGTAACGGATATGGTTGGAACGGATATAATAACTGGGGGTACGGAAATAGTTGGTATGATCCCTATAATAGACGTGGATACGCTGCTAACTCTTGGAATAATCGAACTAATTATAATAATAGGAGAAATGTAGCTAGAATGACCGGTAGAAGAGGAGAAGCAATATCAGGCACTACAGGGAATACCCTAGTTAACCTTACTCCAGTTTCAGAAACCAGAGTAGATAAGATTACTAGAGAACTTAGAAATAAAGATATAAAAGTAAGAGTAATAAATAACCCGATTAACAATGATCAAATTAACAGACTTAATATTAGAAGAAACATCGTCCCGACCCAAATTAATAGTAATGGCGGGAGGAGCAGGAGCAGGGAAATCACACCTATTATCCCAGTTAGGACTACAGTCCCTACCACTCGTCAACCCAGACAAATACGTAGAGGACCAGGACCATCCAGCGTACAACAACCTGTCAGCCGCAACAGCAGCAGCCAATCGAGAAGCAGCAGCACTAGCAGACGGAAAAACTAGTTTCGTATGGGATACTACAGCTTCTAACCCTAAGAAGGTAAAAGAGCTCCAAGACTTGGGGTATGATATCTATATGGTAATGGTGTATGCTCATCCTATGATTGCATACGTATCTAATTTCTCTAGAAAGCGAAGTACTCCTTCATCAGCAGTCTTTTCAACTTGGCGTAATGTTTATCAACTCATCGGGGAGTACGATAAAATGTTAAATGGTCAACTTGCAATCTATGTTAATGACAGAGGTAATCAATTTAAAAAAGAAATAGAGTCTTTTGACTTAGCAGCAAGATCAGGAGTAGATGGAGTTAGGGATTATTTACAGAAGTATAATACAGAACATGAAGTTGGAGGATCATCATTCTTTAAACCAGTAGAATGGAACGAAGAAGAAGAGAATGAATTTAATACCGCTGCAACTGGAATAGATTGGGACACATCTAATCGCTCAGAGGATAAAGCCATTAAACAAGCTTTTCTTAAAGCATATAGAAAAAACGGAGTAGGTCCAGGTGCAGATAAACTTAAACTAGCAGTAACTAAATACAGAGATCAAAAAGTTAATAATAGAAATAAGGCTGATGACGTACTTGCAAATATTGCAGATATGTTATATAGCCCTAAGTTTCAAGAAAAACTAGAGCATTCTACTCCAAAAGAAGTAGATGCAAAATTACAAGCATTTTTAGCATGATAGCATTATATCCAGGAGCATTTAAACCTCCACATAGAGGACATTTTAACGTCATTAAGTCTTTACTTGATGGAACGTATAATGGATCTATATACGATAAGGATAACTATAAAGAAAAAGGTGCAGCTTTACTTGGTGGCTCTACAGATAAAAAACCTTCTATTAATAAGGTGATAGTCTTTGTAGGAGGCGGTGAGAGAAACGGTATAACAAAGGAAGAGTCGATGTCTATTTGGAATATTTACGCTAAACATTTAGGTAATATTGAAATATTAGACGGACAAAAGAATCCGATGTTTGCTGCTAAGGAATATGCACAAGCTAACCCTAAACAGGAGATGGTAGCTGTAACAGGAATAAGAGGTGAAAAAGATTATGTAGATTTAAGAAGGGTAACTACTTTTAAAAATGCTCCAAACGTTCAAGGATTAGCTTTGGCAGCAGCAGCAGGATCAGGATTTAGAGCATCAGACTTTAGAGATAAAATATTATCAGGAAACTTAGATCAAATTACGGATTACTTTCCTGAAGCTCTATCAAGCGAGGAAATTTTAAGTATATTAACAGATCTTAAAGATAAAATAGTTGCTGAAATCTTAGCAGGTAATATAGAAGGGTTTTTAACAGAGTACTTTGGAGTAAGTGAAGAGATAGAAACAACCAAAGAAGATAGACCCGAGTATACAGAACAAATAGGCTCTATATTAGAGTATATGTTAGATAAGAAAATGAATATACTACCCTTACCGGAAGTAAAGGTTAGGTATGATGATGAAAACGCAGAAAACTTCTTCGGTAAAACTGCCTACTATGATCCGAACTCTAAAGAAATAGTATTATATGCCACAGGAAGACATGCTAAAGATATATGTAGATCTTTCACACATGAAATGGTACACCATATTCAGAACCTAGAGGGAAGATTAAACAATGTACAGACACAAAATACTAATGACGACAAAGCTTTATTAGCTCTAGAAGCAGAAGCTTACTTAACCGGTAATCTTACATTCAGAAATTGGGAAGATTCTATTAAGGGTAATAAAGAAGTGTCTGAAGTAATTACAAATAAAATTGTATGTGATAATTGTGGTTGGAGCTGGAATAAAGAAGACGGAGGAGATGATTTATACATCTGTCATAAATGTAATAACGATAACACACCTCCTGCTTTAGAAAATTTTAAAGACGGTAAAGTAAAAGGTAAAAGCAAACCAGGTAGAGTAAAGAAATCAGGAGCTAGTTGCAAAGGTTCTAAATCAGAACTTAGAGCCAAAGCAAAGAAGTACGGAGGAGAAAAAGGTAAAATGTATCATTGGTGTGCTAATATAAAAGAGGGAGTTATGGCAGAAGGCAAGTATGATAGTATAGTCACCTACTTAACCGGTAGGAGTATTGAAGCGATTAAAAATGCTTTAACAAAGAAATTGCACCATTATAAAGAAGGTCATTTTGGAGATTCTGCTAAAGAAGATTCTTTAATTTCTATGAAAAAAGAATTAGCAACTCTCTATCCGATTATGATGGTAGAAGTACCAGAAGATATAACAAAACAGTTTCAAAAAGATTCTGACTTGTCTTTTGATTACGATTTAAAAGTAATGTTCGTTAAGGGGTTAGACAAGATAATGAGAGATGGTGGAGCATACAAAGGAGGTTTAGGTAAAGACGACTCTTGGGAAGAACCTAAAATTGAATTAGAATTTGCAGTTGACCCTTATAATTTTCCTAGAGACTTTGAAGAAATGTCTGCACAGATATCTGACGTATTAAGACACGAAATAGAACACCTTACTCAAGCTGGAGGAAATGAAAGAGGTAAAGATTTTACTGGAGGAGACTTTAAAGGTACTTTCGGTACCAAAGAAGAAATGCAAGTAAGAACACTTATACAACAGGGACTAATTGACAACGGGGTTAAATATCTTACCCTACCCTCAGAAATAGATGCTAATATACAAGGAATGTACCTAACAGCTAAGAAGCAAAAGAGACCTTTTGTTGACGTAGTTGATCAGTACTTATATGCTTATACAGAACAATTCGATGCAGACGGTAATCCGTACTTAACGAAAAAAGATGTAGAAGATGTAAAAAGAGTTTGGTCTTTAAGACTACCTGCTTTAGGTATTAAACAGAAATTATAAAAAAAGGTTATATGAAAAAAAGTTTAGTAGATTTATTAGAAGCTTATCCGATAGTGGAAAAAAAAGAATTACCACCGTATAAGATATATTGTGATATGGATGGAGTATTAACAGATTTTGAATCGAGATTTGAACATTACTCCGGAATGCATCCACAGGCATATGAGAAAGAAAAAGGAACACCAGCATTCTGGGAGTTAATAGATGTTAAAGTTGGAATTGGATTTTGGATAGGAATGGACTTTATGCCTCAAGGCAAACAGTTATGGGATTTTATTATGCCGTATAAACCTGACTTATTAACTTCTCCTTCAAGACATAACAACTCTAGATTAGGTAAACAGCTATGGGCTAAGAATAACTTAAGTCCGAAGCCAAAAGTAATAATGGCATACTCTAAAGATAAACAGAGATATGCAAATGAAAATAGTATATTAATTGACGACAAACCGTCTAATATAAACGAATGGGCATCAAAAGGCGGAATAGCAATTAGATGTAAAAACGGAAACGTTGACCATGTTATAGAAAAACTAAAAGAATTAGGTTATGAGTGATAATCACTTAAAGAAAGAATTTAAACATTCAGATGTACAACGAGTAAGGAACATCGTGAATAAGGACTTTACTGCTAAAACAAAAGCACAAGTAGGCTACCAGAAAGCTCATAGGTCTCATAAAGAAGGAGACAAGTGGGAAGAATCCGGTAAGACCTGGACTATAAAAAACGGACTTAAACAAAACGTTACTAAACTTGATGCCGCTAAAAAAGCAATGCGTGTACCTTTAGCATGCCCTAAATGCTCCTCTAATATGAATTATCATCTTCATAAGAAGATGTATAAGATTCATGGATTTTGTTTCGACTGTACTGTTGACTATGAAGCTACATTACGTAAAGCAGGTTTATATGAAGCTTACGAAAAGAAAATGATGAGTGGAGCTATAGATTCTTTTGTAAAGGATTTAAATGCCTGGGTAAATGAATACGTTACAGAAGATTTAAGTAAGTCTTTCGTAACTGAATCAGGGGTGATTGAAGACTGGAACGGCAATAAAACTTCTCAAAAGGAGGAAGTGCTGAATACATTAAAGGAATTTACAGATATTATAAGTAAGCATCAAGACTAACACTATTTATTAGAGAATAGTAATAGTCAATTACCTCAAAACATTTAACATGACTCAGAGAGAAGTATTAGAATCGGTATTAGCCGAGTTAACGCATATCAAAACAAATATGCCTAACGGTGAAATGAAAGTGATTCTTAAAGAAATGAAAGAAATTAAAGAAGACTTCTCTGAAATGAAGTACCTCTTATTGAACCCAGAAGATGGAGTAGTTGTTAAGACCAATAAGAATACAGACTTTAGAAATAATATGCAGGAAGGTCAAAGAGAGTTTAACGATCAGATGGCAGAAGTACAGGAACTAAAAAGATGGAAACAAGGAGTAAATAAAGCTCTATGGATAATTTTTGGTTCAATAGTAGTGATAGTAATCAGAATACTTATGATGCACTCAGATAAACTACAATAAAGTATATTAACAATATGAAAATAGTTATTAGTAATGAAATTAATCAAGGGTAACCAAGAGTTTGATCCGCAAGGATATTTCCTTGATTGTACTGAGGACCACCAAGTACTAAGAGACCCAACTAGTGTAGACCTATTTGATCAAAGCGGGTACCATTTAACAAAAGCAGAACAAAGCTTCCTAAACTATAACGGATACGATAAGGTTGAAAGAAGACACGAAGATTGTCTTAGACATTCTTGGTTTACTGCAACTGAAGAGGCCAATGTTCATATTAATCATTCCGACTTATTTGAAAGAAAGGGGTTTAGAAGCAATGCTTTAGAACAGATAGAGGTATTTGCTGTTAAAAACCCTAAACTCTATAAGCTATATTATATGAAACCAAAATGGGGAATAGATATATCTATAGATTATTGCGATAAGGATAAAGCCTATGAGCTTTTCCACTATGAATACGATAGCTTTACTTATGAAGAAGTACAGCAGAAAAAGTTGGAGATTGAAGAATTAGTTCTTAGATTAGACTGGAATGAAGTAGCAGTAGATTTCTGGGAGTTAAGACGGTATTGGGGACCTTTAGACTTTTTCTCTCAAAGTAAATGGAGAACAGATTATTTCGGCATAGAGCCTGAACGCTTCAAAAACGTTATTTGGGATAATTAAACTATTTATTTAAAGACGTATATAATAAAAATACTTACAAATGACTTACAAGGAGATAAAAGACCGATTAACGAAGTGTGAATCTACACTTACTAGTTTAAAGGCACAGACTATACAGACAAAAGCAGTTGAGAATCAAATCAAAACACTAGCTCTTGTAAAAGAGTCTCTCCATAATAAATTAACTCTATTAGAAGGTAAAGCTAAAACATACTTAGTAACCCCTAAACAAGGTGAAACAACTGCAGTTTCTTTAGGTGATGATGACATAGATGCATTAAAGGATGCTGATGACGTAAAAACAATTAAAGGAGTAGACGGAGAAGAGATAAAAGAAGAAGTAGGTGACTTTACTGTTGACCAAACAAAGGCAATTGCAAAACAAGTAGGCGCAGCAGTAGCAAAGGCTTTAAAGATAGGTGGAGAAGAAGTAGCCTCTATGAAGGGTAAGAACATAGAAGAAAATTCTTTTGATATATACGTTCAATATAAGAATAACTCAGACGATGCATTCTCTTTCCACATAGAAAAAGATAAATTAATATTAGCAGACTTTACTTTCTCAAAAGAAATGGGAGAAGTAGGTATAAAACCATCAGGTGAAGCTATAGTAATGGTAGACGTAATTGCAGATAATTTAAATACTCATTTTAAATCTCTCAATACAGTAGGAGAGCAATTTGGAGATAACCAGAAAGGGAGTTATGCTAATAAGCAAATTAAAAATAACTTAGAGAGAAGAAAAGCAAATACAGATGATTCAGATGTTATAGCTAAAATAGACTTAGCATTGAGCAAATTAAATGAAATGGACAGACTTAATATTAGCAAGTCTTTTTTTATAGAAGTATCAATTAGAACTGCAAGAAAAGCTTTAATGGTATTAGATGATATGTTTAGAGGTCAATTTGAAACAGAAGGATCTAATTATTATACATTTGCTAATGAACAAGACGGGTATGATGCAGGAATAGAAATGGCTTCCCAGGGAATTGAGTTAGAAGATACTAATATAGAAGGGTTAGAAGAAGATGCTGTATTTGATGGAGACGATGAAGCAGCAGAAACAGACTATATGACACGTCGTAGAGCAACAGACGACTATAAAGAAGGTCCTGTTAGAGAAGGCCCTTATCAAACCACATATATTAAAATTAGTCAGAGAGATTATAAAAAAGCAATGGCTATATTAGACGGTAATATAGACCCAACTTACGCTACGATGGACATTGTAGATGATGATGGAGACGGTAACGTAATTATCTACTTTAACTTTAGAGCTAAAGATGACGGAGAACCAGGTGAAGATGTAGGAGAGTTTATATACGACTTGTCC